TTTCAATTGGTTTAGGAACAATGGATTTGGGGATCTAGTAAAGAACCAAGTCTCTTGTAGCTTTGGGAGGAATGAAGATGAGAAAGCTAGAGGACTTGTGACGCACTTGAATGAGCAAGGATACCAGTCTTCACAACGTGAATGGGTCGAACCTTCCACCCTTCGCGCATTTATACGTGAGCAACATGAAGCAGGTAAACAATTACCTATGGACTTGTTAGGTGCTTACGTCGGACAAAAAACAACGATTAAAACTTAAAGGAGAAAGGCCTTATGGCACAAGCTAAAGCAGTCGCGAAAGCGGCAACACTTGATCTAGCAACTCTTGCTAGTGATTCTAAAATTGCAAGTGGATTCGATAACCTTGACGTATCAAGGGATATTGCAATTCCTTACATCAACATTCTTCAATCCGGAAGTCCACAAATAAATCCGTCAAAGGCGGAACATGTAGTGGGGGCAAAGGTAGGACAATTCTACAACACTGTCACACAAGAAGTAAGTGACACTGTAGATGTTATTCCTGTTTTATACCAACTACGTTATGTGGAATGGAAACCACGTGAACAAGGTGGTGGATATGTGGAAGGGCATAGCGCCGACAGTGGGATTTTATCCCAAACAAAAAGGGATGCTATGACTCGTAAAGATATATTACCTAATGGTAATTATATCGCAACCACAGCCTACCACTATGTCATGATTCTTGGGAAAGATGGAAACTATTCACAAGCTGTTATCAGCATGACTTCTACTCAATTAAAAAAGAGCAGAAGATGGAATAGCTTAATGCTGTCTCAAAAAATCAAGGGTCCATCTGGGATGTTTACCCCTCCAACATATGCTATGATCTATAGACTCTCTACTGTTAGTGAATCTAATGATCGAGGTAGTTGGTTTGGGTATCAAATTGAGAAAGTTGGTCAAGTTGAGGATGCTGGAATCTATAATGAATCCAAGTTATTTTCCACAGCTGCATCAAAAGGAGAAGTCGAAGCTAAACCCGTAGCTGAAGTTGAGGTTGCTAAAGAAGCACCTACACTTCCTAATGACAAAGACGATATACCCTTTTAGGGCATATCATTATTGGTGGTTTAGTGGAAGAATTCAAACTTATATTTGAAGGATTAGACAGGGCTTACGGTCAGCACCGATCCGAAGGGAAACGTGCTGACGGCAAGCAGGAAGGAAAATCATACATTGAGAAAAAACTTATTACAGATGAATTATGGAAGGCGCACCTTGCTGGCAAAGGCCCTTCTTTGGGGATCATTCCTATTAGGGCTGATAATACTTCCAAGTGGGGCTGCATTGATATTGATAGTTATCCTATTGATTATAATAAAATAATATCTTCCATAAGAAAGCTTAAACTGCCCATCGTTCCTTGCAGGTCAAAGAGTGGTGGGCTTCATCTTTTTTTATTCTTTGTCAAGCCTATTGCAGCAAAATTAGTAAGGGGTAAACTTAAAGAGATTGCTGCTAATATAGGGTATGCCAATGCTGAACTATTTCCCAAGCAGTCGAGCATTCTTCTTGAAAAGGGAGACTTGGGAAATTTTTTAAACCTTCCCTATTATAATGCCAAGGAGACGGCACGCTATGCGTACAAGGATGATGGCACAGCAGCCACACTAAGAGAATTTATAAATTTATATAATAAGTATGTCATTTTAGACATAAGTAAAATTTCTATAGAAATATCCCAAGACGTAATCAAGGATGGACCGCCATGCCTTCAGCAATTATGCACGCAAGGATTTCCGGAAGGGACACGAAACAATGGACTATTTAACATTGGGGTTTATCTAAGAAAGTTTGATCCAGATAATTGGAAATCTTTATTGGAGGGGCATAACCGCGATTATATGAACCCTCCGCTTGGTGCTCAGGAAGTCGTTATTGTTCAAAAACAACTAGAGAAAAAGAGTTATAATTACAGATGCAAAGAGCCACCAATCAATGCTTATTGCAATGCCAAGCTATGCCGGACTAGAAAGTATGGTATAGGAGGAGGAAATGGTCCTCTTGAAATAACAGGATTATCTAAATTAAAAACAGACCCCCCTGTATGGTTTTTGCAGGTAGGGGATACAAGATTGGAATTACAAACAGAGGAACTTCAGAATCAACAGAAATTTCAGAGGATATGCATGAATGTCTTGAACATCATGCCGTCCTTTGAAAAGCAATCATCATGGACCGATAAAATTGATGCCCTAATGCAAAGCAAGGACATGGTTGAAATCGACGCCTCTGATGACGGGTCTGTCGCCGGTCAATTTGAAACGCATCTCCAGGAGTTTTGTACTGGCCGTGCGCAGGCCCTTACACAAGATGATGTTCTCTTCCATAAGCCTTGGACAGATAAGGGTAAAACTTATTTCAGGTTGAACGATCTTATGGATTTCTTGGCGCGGCACAAGTTTACCGATTATAATATTGGCCAGGTCATTACACGGGTAAGAGACGTACAGTCAAAGAGTCTTAAAGAAGGAGAAAAACTGGAGGATGATGATAGGCATCACCGCTGGAATATTAAAAAGAATTTTGTTCGTGTATGGTGGGTTCCTGCATATCAGCAGTCGGACTCAAAGCACGAGGTGAAAGGGGAAAAGGATGACGGCATACCATTTTAGCAAAATAATGAAAGGGCAATATAGCGAATTTACTGCTGCTGGCTGGCTGGTTAAGCAAAACTATTTAGTTTATATTAAGACTCAGGATAATGACCCCATGGATTTAGTGGCAGTTAAAAGAGATACAGGAGATGTTTTAAAAATAGATGTTAAATCTGTATCTTTTAGAAAGACATGGAAACCAGGAACTAGAATTTGTAGAGTTCCTAGT